CTTTCGACTTGTGCTCCTTTTTTCTGAGCTATGCTTCATGTCCGGTTAATAGGTAACGCTCCTATATTTCTGGATTTTCAGACCAGCACATAAACTTTTATGTTATAACCGGATAAGTTTTAATAGAATGGTAGCTTCGACGGGTCTTGCACCCGCACTTTATAATTTTTAAAATTATTATCTCTTCTTTTGGATTACGAAGCCGTTTTTATTTTTTTGTTACGTACTTAATAAAGGTTCAAATTAAGTGTAATAAAAATTATAGGAGTTCAATAAAATGACTAAACTACAACAAAAAATTATTGGATTAAGGAACGAAGGAAAAAGTTACAATAAAATATCCGAAGAATTAAACTGCTCGAAAGGAACTATCTCTTATTTATTTAGTAAGAATCAGAAAGAAAAAAATTTAGAAAGGACAAGGGAAAGTAGAAAAGATAATCCTATTTTACATAAATTATATGCTTTTTTGAATAGTAAATCCTATATAAGTAAAGAAAAGATATCAAAAAATAAAATTAGAGGAATTTTAACATCAAGAATAACTAGATTTTGCTCTTATAAAATAATAAGGAAAAGAATATACATGGAAAAAACATTTACAATAGACGACATACTCAAGAAGTTTAGCGAAAATCCAAAATGCTACTTAACAGGCGAGCCAATAGATTTAACTAAACCAAATTCATATCAATTAGACCATATCATCCCATCTTCAAGAGGAGGAGATAACTCTTTGCAAAATTGCGGTTTAGCATCAAAAAGAGCAAATATGGCGAAAACAGACATGACGCATGAAGAATTTATCGAATTCTGTAGAAAAGTTGTGAACAACTACGATTCTAATAAAATAATTTTATCAAAAAATGCAGAACCTACACAACTAAATCTTAATAACTAATGTGAACGTAGCAAGACTTGCACTTGCAGTCAAATCGTTTTGAGCGATTTAGGTTTTCTAATTTCCATCATACGTTCATTGGCCCCGGTGCCCCGATTCGCACGGAGACTAACAGATTCAAAGTCTGCTGAGCTAACTAATTACTCCACACCGGAATGAATCGCTATCTTAAAGCTTGTACTGGGGTGATATATCTATTTTGAAAAAACATACTTTCTCCCCATGAATTACTAACAGTTACTAAAAAATAATTTTGTTTATCTTGAATTAAATCTACAACGCATGAAGTTTCAATTCCAGAAACTACTTTAATTACCGTCCAACATCTTGTTGGATTAGCTGGAACATCTGTAGTTCTATAGACTTTAAAAACATTATTTGTACTTGGCTCTGGATAAGACCAAGCTACCACAGCTTTTGGTAAAGTCTCAGCTAGAATAGCTAACGTAAATGTTAATATAACCATGAATAAAAGTCTTCTCATTTTATCTCCTTTATTCTTATTACGGTAAGTTTTGCTATTTCTGGAAGTCTAAGTATATTAGAATCTTCAGAATTAACTAAATTTAATTCAGCGACTACTATTATATTATTAGTTCCGGGTTCGATAAAAACTCTAGATTTGACAAATTTAGAATTATTGGTAACGTCAGTAGATAAATCTCCATCGAAATTAAATCTCTTTAATACGGTTCTATTATTATCATTTAATGAGATAATATTAAATACCATATTAGTATCTAAATTTAAAGTAGGATAATCCCACCCTATAACGAGAGATGAATTAGTCGTCTGAAGTTGCCCAAACACTAATTGACTAAGTAATAAAAATGATACAAAAAAACCTAATATCTTTTTCATTATTGAATCTTCGCAATTCTAACAGTAACGTCAGAACGTGGAAGAGCTGGCGTAGCTGTTACGTTAAAATAGATAGTTTGGCCCCATACATTACTTGCAGTGCCGGTAAAATAATATTCACCGGGAACGATTGTAACGACTGCTGTATTTGTTCCAACTACTGTTGAAATGACAGGCCAAGTAGATTTATTTGCAGTATTTACATTAGTACCGCGAATATGGAAAAAGATATTTGTAGTCAACTCGCTAACTGGATAATCCCAAGTCAATGTAACTAAACCACTTGGAGTAGGAGTCTGAAGGACGTTTTGAGCCTTAGCGGAAAAAGTAACAAGAGCGGCTAAAGCAAGAGCGGAAAAAGTTTTAATAAGTCTCATATATTCAAGTTACACCAAAATCGGCTATCGAGGTAACGCTCCTCATGTCCCGAAGGCGAAAGTTTTACAGACTCCCTTCAACACTTGTTGAACTCATAGCCGTTTAAACGCCGATATTAGGTTTCCCCATGCCTCGGATAAGGGCGGTTGGTATTGCCGGTGGGGCTCGCACCCACTAAAATATTAATTTGAAAAATTAATCGCTCGTCTCTTTGCATTCGGCAACATTATTACTAAAATGGTTCAGGAACGGGATTTGATACCCTGTCTTATAGATTAACTGTCTACTGTGCTAATTGTATACACTATTCCCAAAATATTAAATCATATTTCTTTTTTTCCAAGAATGTCTGGTATCGTAACGTATTTCGTTTTGTTTTAAATATTTTTTAAGGCCATTAAAAGAACACCCTATCTCTTGTGAGATTTTAAGCATAGATTTAGTTTTAAGATTCTCTTCTAAATACTCATTACTAGGCCAATTAACTAATTTTCTTTTAAAGAATGGAGAACATAAGCCATCTTTAATTAATTTCTTTTTTACAGCCACGTCAGAACAGCCAACTATTTTAGATATTTCACTAAAAGATTTTCCTTCTTCTATAAACATCTTTCTTAAATCAAAATTATTCCAATTATAACTACCTATAAGCTGTCTTTTACAATTTGGGTCAAAACAGGTTTTACTCCAAGTGTTTTTTAATCCGCTACAAAATGGACAAGAATCTGTCAATGATTTAATCTTCTCAGAAGCCTTCACGGTTTTAAAACAGCTAAAATCTTCATTAAATTTAACTATATTATCATCAAGTTTTATTAAATTATTATGTAGTTCTCTATGACAATTAGAGCATATCATAACACATTTCCTAATTTCATTTACTATATAATCCCAATTTTTTGGATTTGCTCTAATAGAACCTAATGAAAAATGCTTCTTCTCTGGGTCTAAATGATGTAGCTCTAAAGCTTCTTGGCATTTATTATATCCACAAACTCCACATTTCCCACCAAATGCTTCAACAATTCTAGATTTAGTACTTTTTCTCCAACGTTTAACCGATTCTGAATTACTCATTTTAAGTTATTACACTAGAACTTGCACTCAAAGTATGAATAACTTCTTTTTGTTAATCTGCTAAGACTCGACTCGCACGAGTATCATTCGGGTATTCTTGGCCTTTTGAGAATTTCACTCTCTATTAAGCTCTTATTTGCGGCCCACAACCGAAGGTCCTACTTTTGAACGACTTAGCAATGAAAAATGGTCAGCCCGGCGAGACTTGAACTCGCAATCTCTACACCCCAAATGTAGCGCCTTACCAAGTTAGGCTACGGACTGAAAAATGGTTGCGGCATCGTGGAGTTTAACCACGCTAAACACAGCTTATGAGACTGGTCAAGACACTCGCCTCCCAACCGCACGATAAATTATATGTTTCTTTCACCACATAATCTACTACTTACAATATCTTACACATTTGAGACTCAATTGGCAAGATAAATTTAGCCCAATCTTGGTTTTGCGCCAAGCAATTTTCCTTTTGCAGAGGAACGACTTCACTAGCCGTCTCATTGGGCATAAAATGGCCCTCGGGGTTAGATTTGCGCTAACTATTCTCGTCACCGGAATAACGAGCGGTTTACTAAAATATAATTCCTACCCTCGGATTAAAAATGGGCGCTAGCAGAATCGAACTGCTTATCCATGCGGATTACCTGATTTACAGTCAGGCGACCACCATTAGTCTTAACGCCCGAAATAGCTTTTTTGAGGATTTCACATGATTGGGGTTCCTCGTTTTCCTGCCGTACTCACGAGTCGTTTGTCTCATATATAGCTAGGCGCACCTAAAAAAGCGAGCCCTTTTATAACTACTTACTACATCAATCGAAAAGCAAAAACTAGAATTGAACTAATTCCCTCGGCGGACATGCCGGTATGCTAACCGTTACACCATTTCATTTTTCGTTGCCTTCATCTAATTATAAAATTTGGACCAGATGAGAATCGAACTCACCACAGAAACATTGCAAGTGTCTCTCGCCACCTTGGCACATGCCAGCCCATAATAAAAACGATATACGTATCACGCATATCGCTTTATTTTACCAAACTATTTTTTAACGCTTTCTCTTAAATTTCATTGTCACAGACGCACCAGCATCCGGACTTGCATTCGCATACGAATATAATTCTGATACATTTTCATACCATGGATTTCCTACATAGGTAACAGCGCCTACACCTTGTTTTCCAGTGGTTATAAACTCAGAATCTTTAGGAGTTCGCATTCCATTTTGGATAGCATACGCATCAGTAGTTATTGTTCTAACTGCGGCAAGATAATCTCCGCTTACAGAAGAATTAACTGAATACGAATCTCCTTCGTAAGAGCCAGTGCCAGCAACATAATGATTATATCCATATTTATCTGATGTTATTTCTGTATAAAGAGTTGGCGGCTTTTCGACACCGAGAATATCATCAATCATATCGGCAGTAATCACTAATGAACCATCGTCTCCGTTTCGGTCCCATAATGGAGTATATGGAATATCATATCTTTTAAGTATATCTTCGAAAGATGGGTTAGGGGGCACATACGGAGGTAAATTATTTATATCAAGGGGATAAGGACTTAAAGTTCTTGTGTCGCTGTCAAAACTCGAAATAGCAGTTTGAAATCTCTTCCATCCAGTATTTGTATTTAGACTTTTAGCGCCTAATTCAACTACTAATCTATCTCCAAGTTGAGTAGTATAAGATACATCTGTATAATTTTGAGGTATTTCTTCTTCTCTGAATCCAGAGCTAAAAGTTCTAGTTCCATTAAATTCAGCTAAAGTAGCTTTTACGTTTCCTCCAGAGCCCATAATCAACATGTAGCCATGTAAACTAAAATAACCTGTTTCAGTAGAAGAGCCTCTAGAAGTACAAGGAATCATTCCAGAATAAAGGATGTCCTGTAATAGCTTACCGCTATCTAAAGGTGGAGAGATGAACATTCTGCTTAATACTTTTTGTCCATATCCAGTTCCAGATTGGTAATACCTACACACTCCAGTTTCATATCTATTTACACCAGTGGTATATCCATAGCCACTAGAACAAATATTCAAAATAAATCCAGATTGAGCAGGCATTGCGTTTATGTTCCATCTACCAGTCATATTTAAACCTGTTAGGGAACCCGTATATAAAAATGGCCCGTGCATCCATGGGGTCAAATGTAAACATTGCATTGACATAACAATTTTAATTACATCTTCAATCCAAGAAATAGAAAAGATTTATTTATTAATATTTTCAATCGCATCTATATGATAGCTTCTAACAATTCTTACATCTATAGAATGGAAATGATTTCCAGTCTTATCCATTAACTTTAAAAGATTTTCTCGAATCTCTTTAATATTGTCAGACAAGATAATAGTGTCACAACCAAATCCAGATTCAAGGACATTTGAGTAAACCAAAGCGAAAGTTTTTTTATTTTCGATTAGCTTATCGTGAATATCTTTGTGTGAATATTTAAGCTTCATAAAATTATTAAATTTACTGATTAAAACGGATTCGGTGTAACTAAGATTATGATACTAATTAGTACCGAAGAAGAATTAGCTAAACTAAAAACGTTTGACCCAGTAAAACTAAAATGTCTAAACTGTAATGATGATTACACCCTAAAACTAAAAGATTACAAATATAATCTTAAACTAGGAGGTAATAATGGAGCATTCTGTAACAAAAATTGTTTTCACCAATTTAGAGTCAAAAATAGCTCGTTCAATACCCAATGTAAAGAATGTAACAAACCAATTTCAAGATACGTTCACGAAAAAAATCAAAATGATAATTATTTTTGCAGTAGCAAATGCTCGGCAGTTTACAACAATAGAAATAGAAAACCTATATTAATAAATTTAAAATGCAGAACTAGAGCTCTGAAAATAAAAGGTGGTTCTACTAGATATAAAAAAACTGAAACTGTAAAATGCATGAATTGCTCATCCGAATGTAAAAAATCACCATATCAAATAGAACACAATAAATACATATTTTGTAGTCGCTCTTGCCATGCCTCATACGGCAATAGGACTTTTAACAAAAGTTCTAGATTTGGAGTAAATAAAAGCAAAGCTGAAACTATACTAGTCAATATAATTAAATCTGATTTTCCAGAACTTATCGTCATCGAAAATGATAGAAAAATATTAGATGGCTTAGAAATAGATGTTTTAATACCAAGCGAAAAAATAGCGATTGAACTAAATGGTCCATGTCATTATATACCAATCTTTGGAGAACCGGAACTAACAAAGACAAAGAATAAAGATATAATAAAGAAGCAAAAACTTCAGGAATTAAAACTTCACTTTTTCCAAATTAATATTATGGGCGTTAAAGGAGATATGAATGATTTTTTAAAACCTATTTACGAACAACAAATAAAACCATTAATCTCGGGATGCACGGAACTCGAATCCGTATAAACCTTTCGGTATCCAGAGCGACAGTCTGGTGTTTTATCCAATTAAACTAGCATCCCATAATAAGCCCCTACGAGCATCGCAGCCCGCTGACATCTTTACAAAAGACGTACCGGAACTTTCTAGGGGCGTTAAAAATTCGTCCATGATGGTATCGCGCCATCTTCTTTCGATTATCAGTCGAACGCTCTGCTTTTGAGCTAAAGGACGATGAATAAATTTATTTATATTAGATAAGGTACTCTATTAAATTTTCTTTTGAATTTGTATCAAAAAATTCTAAAATCTGATTTTTAGTAAAATCTGACTTTGCAAAATTTACTGATAAACAGACAAATTCTACATTACCTTTTATATAGCCTTTAGAAGAGTCTATCCTATCCAAAGAAGCTGTACTTGGAGAAGTATTCTCACTTTCATCTAAAGTCATATTTCTTTTTGAATAAGGGCAAATAGCTTTTTGTTCAAACCATAGCTCTTTTAAGAATTCAAATGTAATATCACATCCTTTATTACTTTTTACATTTCTCATCTTAGCTCTTCTAACAAATTCTTTAAATAATTGGAATTTTTTTTCTTCTTTTTTCTTTTCGTAGAATTTTTTATATTTTTCGCTTTTTCTAGCGACTTGTAAAAAAGATTGAGGATTTTCTTTTGCAAAACTTACATTTTTCCTTAATACCTCGTTATCTAAAGATGAACAGCTATTGTTACAATAGAATTTATTTTTACCTAATCTTATTCTTCTATCATATTCATATTTAGACTTCTGAATATCTTTTCCACATTTATTACATTTAACTAAAATAGTCTTCATTACAATCTTAGTTACACTAATAAACCAATGGACACGAGCGGAATTCTGAAATAAAGAGCTGGACGTGGCAAGAGTTGAACTTGCGTCTTAAAAATCTAACTAAACCCGCTTTACATGTTTAGTTTATTTTCGCTTTTTAGAATCAATATGGTAACAAACAACCTTTTATTAACTCAAATCCAATTAGCTTTACTGGAACAGGGTCTTTTCTCAAAAAAAAATCAATGTAATTTATTGAGAATCAATTACATCTAGCTTCACCGATTAGGCGAAGACAGCGGCGGACTTACGAGCGGCAACAACCTTGTTAGCCTTGGCAAGCAACGCATCAATACCACTGACAACCGAATTAATGTTTTTAGCAGTTAATTTTTTAGTTGATTTTTTACGAGGCAAACAACAATCCTCGACATGAGACGTAATTTCATTACCAACTTTTAATCGAAACCAGTACACGCCCATAATGGTCCTATGACGGGATTCGCACCCGCATTCTTTCGATTCACAATCGAAATCTTTAACTAATTAAGATACATAGGACATAACACTATCTTATAAGATTATCCCGATTTTCCATTTCTTTAGCATACTTACGAAAATCATCATCAATCCACGAACTATGATAAGCATGTAAAATATAAGCGGGTAAATAATCTTTTATACCATAACTATCTTCATGCATATATTTAAAGCGTCCATCCATCGAAAGATAACTATCAGCGACAATTTTAATTGAATCGTCTATTTTAGCAGCCTTGTATAAATAATCACCAAACAAAGCCATCGAAGTCTTTTCAATAACAGGCATTTGAGGATTCATTAAACAATTTCCAATTCCAGCTCCTAATATATTCCTCATGTGATGATTCTCTCTTGAAGAGAAAATAGACCAAAGATTTATTTGCTTGTGAGGAGGATAAAAGAACCAATTGCTAAGATGTTGAAACTCAGTGCCAACGATGATTTTAGCGTCTGGGAATAGAGCGACAAACTCATCTAGCGGTCTTACACAAATACAATCAGGGTCAATAAAAAGACCACCATATTTATACAAACAAGCATATCTAAACAAATCTACCTTTTCAATTATCTTCAACTTCCTAAAGAACGGATAAAATAAAGGATATTCTTCTTCAAATAAATTATCTATAGCTGCATCATCATGGAATTTGAATTCCCATCCTTGATTCCTCTTATGAAACGTATCGACACAATTAGCTAATGATATTTCCTCTTCCGTATCTATTAGTTTAATTCGACGATTAGTTAAATCTAACATGCTTCGCCACGTAGTATGAAAAATTTTAGGAATCATATTTAAATCAGCAGGAAATCACGCGCACACTTCAAAAAGTCCTACGTAAAATCCAAAAAGTCAGGCAGTAACGGATTCGCACCGTTGCAAAATCTTTTGGAGAGATTCATGCTAGCTGTTACATCAACTGCCTAAGAAGAGAAGAGGCTGAGAATATACCTTTGATAACACACTTTAGAAACCTTATTGGTTAGTTTCATTTCCACGCTTTTTAGGCGTATGTGTCAACGTTGCTATTTTATACTAGTCATGAGCTAAACTAGTGTCCATTACAGTACTCAGTAAATATTCATTAGCTAACCTTGCGGGCTATTATGCGCTGCGGGCGCTTACTAACAAACCACTTACAAACTTATTATAGCCTTGCGAGCTATCCTAAGTCTCCATTCGCCGAAGCGTGGAGAATTAAACGTCTTTCCTGCAATGTCAGTGACGACTTTTGCTTTGATATAATGACATATATTTATCACTAAGATGCGCGTCACCAGACGCTTTCTCTTCTTTTGGAAGAAAAAATACATCGCATCTTGATTCCCGCTGTTTGTCAGCGCGACGACTACTTGAAATTTAGTTCACGCTTTTAAACGCGAACTTTTTCAATCATCTGGATAACAGATTTTGCTTACAAGGCTCAATCTAATAACCCTACACTTAGCGGACTCAACTTTCAGTTGATTGCAACTTGCCGTTTATCAAGCGGCACGACTAAGAGACTTCTCCGTTGTCATTGCCTGATTAGTTCAGCGTAACCATTTCTTACATGATTACTTTATCCGTTGTGCTTGCGTTCTCTCCCATATTGCTATGGGGCAAAAGCTTGTAACCAGCTCTCACTTTCGCCAACTTGCGTTGGTTTATTTTGAAGGACCGAACGCGGCCCATGTGCGGTATGTCGGTAACGCTCCGACGCTCCGTGAATGGCAATCACGAATTCTACTATTAAATTAATACCGCAAACTAAAAAGCAGGTAGCGGGAATCGGACCCGCGCATAAAGTTTGGAAAACTCTCAGGCTACCATTACATCATACCTGCAAGAAAATATCGGGGTGGGATGGATTTGAACCACCATTTAAGGCCCCATGGCCTTTGTCCTATCTATTAGACGACCTCCCCATAAAGAACAAGCTTCTCTTATATCAGAAAATTTCTTTTCCGATGGCACATGAAGCTCAGTGCGCGTTCTTTTTGATTGGCTCAAAAATCCCCAAAAAGCCGTCTTACTAACTATGTATTACTTACTACTTCTTAACTCTAACACCGTCTTCGAAATTGTCAACTCACATTAGCAAAAACCCCCGAACAATCTTTCGATTGCCGGGGGCACCTGTCGCTTAGCGACTATACCCCCTAGAAAGACCCTTTCATCGCCGAAGTCTTCGGCTGATAGGTCTCACTTCTTAAATTTGTATCAAAACTAACGTTCATTGTCAACTCTTATTAAAGTTTACACGAATCTTTACGATTTTTCCAAATTTTTTTGCATTAATTTTCTTTTCACATGAAAATTTAGCAATCCTGCTTTTTCTTCCACCTTCCTAGCGGCGGCGTAATGCCACAGAAATTCAGGCTTATCAAAATTAGGAGTATCTGAAATAAACCAATCTGGGAGAAAATCAACTTTATTTTTAATCGCTGGATAGTATTTCATAAGAACCTTTAAAGAGTTCTGCTCCTGCTTCGGTCCTAATCCAACGCCAAATTCATCGTCTTTATCGTTAAAGATATCTCCAAGTTTATCCAACATATCGACGAACCATGCGCTCCAAGGCTCTAAGCGAAAGGCCATTGCGGCACAACAAGGGCCATTCCAATCCTTAGATACTAAAAAGGATACGTTATCGTTAACTTTAGATAAAAATGACATATCGTAAGAGCCATTTAGAATAACGCAATCAGCATCAATACAGAAAACCCATCCATTATTTACAATTGAGTGGCTTGGAATCTTACTTCCTATCTTAGCTAATTTACCCCAAGATGCATGTCTCTTGATTACTTCATTATCTTTTTCTTGAAGGAAATAGTAATTATTTACAAGAGAGTATTGAGATAGCTGTTTAGAAAGAAAATCTCCGCATTCTTCTAAATTCTTATTATAATAAGTTATGAATGTAACGAAAGGTTTCATAATTGAAAATTAATATTATTTACTATGATAATGGGGTTGGATTAACGACAGAAGCTAAAATTCTGCAAAAAGAATTAGAAGGACATGAGATAGTCTTGTTTAATTCTATTTGGCTTGAACCAATTCCTAAAGCAGATGTAAACATATTTTTGCAAGGCTTTGACTTCGGCGTATATCGTTTCTTAGACAGCGCCCCACGTAACATTTTAGTGCCAAATCAAGAGTGGCTCAATACTTTTGAGGTAGAATTATCAAGTAAATGCGACCAAATATGGTGTAAAACGAAACTTGCTTATGATTTATTAAAAGTTAGGAATAAAAATTGTATAGTTACCGGGTTTACATCTTTCGATATGGAAGACCAGAGTATAAAGAAACAATCTAAATTTATTCATTTTAAAGGTTTAAGCGCACAAAAGAATACTGAATTAGTAATAAGAACGTTTTTAAAGAAGCCTTATCCTTTGACTATTGTTGACTCTAATAACATGACGAGAGTCTTCGCTCCGAATATTAAAGTATATAGAAAATATATTAGTAATAAAGAAAAAATATATGAGATGAACTCTAATGCATTTCATTTATGCCCGTCCTTAATGGAAGGATGGGGACATTATGTATTTGAGGCTTTGTCTACCGGAGCGACATTAATATTACCAGACGCTCCAATATTTAATGAGATTACTAATAAAGATATAGCAGTATTCTTGCCAACCGAAAAGAGAATAGATAATTCGTTACTATTTAGTAGTCAAAAATCAAAAGAGACTTATCCGTTAAGAGATTCGTATTTCGTTAATGAAAAATCTTTCGAAGTTATTTGTGATATACTGTCAAATTTTGAACCAAAAAAAAATCATTTAGCTAGGCAGTATTTCCTAGAAAATGATTTTTGGTTTAAAAAACGAATACAAGAAGCTATTAAAAATATTTACTAGCAACCCTTTTTCTTATTCTTACACATAGACTTTTTATCAGTCATTTGTTTCTTATCACTTGATTTTCCACCAGTAGGCTTTTTCATACGAACTAGTTACACCTATTCTTTCTTCTTTATCTTAAAAACATCCGAAACGACTTTTTTAGATAGTCTGCTACCAGAAGAATCAAAACTCTCAATGACTGGACGAATAACAATACCTTCAGCTAAATTTCCACTTGGATATTTCAAGTCATTAGCCATTTCTTGAAGTTCTTTAATTGTGAAATTAAAAATTCCTCTCCATAGAACAGGTACGGTTGGAATATCTACAGCTTTACAGAAATCAAAAAGCTGGTCATGATTCCAGTATTTAAGATTTTCGAGTCCATTAAATACGAATAATTGATTAGTCTCTAACCCACAACTATTACCTTGAATTCCGGGACCGGCGCTTTCGCCCTGAATTACGAAATCTTTATTCAAAGCTAGCATTTTCCTTTCAATATCATATTTTCTAGCAAGTATCCAAAATTTAGAATTGTCAGATTCTTTAATTTCTAATTCTCTAGAGCATACTCCAAATTGTCCTTCTTTGGTAAAGAAACTTGCGCTTTGGCCATCCATTTTCATTGTTATAACGCACTCTTTACCAACAAGAAGATGATAGTCTCTTGGAGTGGACCTAAGATTATCTTCATCAGTTCTCTTTACGATAGATGGCAATTTACCCTTGGCTTCTCCGGGAACAATAGCAATTGGCTTCTCATAATGTTTAATCCCAATTAATTCAGCTACAGATTCTCCTACATAGATATTATCAAGATTAAATCTAGATAGCTCTTTAGCGGGAACACATAGGCCATTAGATGGATACCCTTTGAACTTAACGGTCCTAACTCTAAATCCGCATTTACGCATGAATTCGAATTCAGGAATCTCTGGTACTACCGAATCAGGTTCAATGAAAACGACTCTATCGCCGACGTTGTAACATTCGGTTTTTACAACAACTTCCCATCCCAAAACAGTAGCAATAGATAATGTATTAACTTCTGGATTAGGATGTTTGACTAAAGACGAAATGATTTCAATTGATGCAATTTTTGACATAATATAATATTACAATAATTTATTATTTTCAGCTTCTTTCTCTAAAGCTCCATGAAGAGCACCGGCAATATTACCAATTGTTTCTGAATGCATCCTTGAAAAGAATGTGAATGATATAGCTCTTTGAAAATAACCCAAAACAAAAACATTAATATCTTTAAAGAATGCTATATCTTCTTCTGAAAGCTCATTTTCGTTAAGCAATTTAGCTTTGAATCCAAGATTATCCAAAGTGTCTGGTACTCTTTGTGTAGTATGGACAACGACATCGAAAATTCCAATTTTACCGTCTCGAATCCTTATCAATTCAATGAATCCATCATCTCTTACATTTACTCTAACAGGTTCTTTATCTGAATTAGCAACTGACTTATTTAATTCTTCAACTGCTTCTTTACTAAAATACATCCAGTAAGAATAATCTTTAAGAACGGTTAAAACAGTAATTATATCTTCTTTAGTTAATTTATTCATATTATTTACTATGATGGTCTATATCTAAATTTTCTTTTCCATTAAGAATAACCGACAATTCGCTAAACGAAATAGGAAAATTGCCTATAGATTCAGGTCCGACATCTAAAACTTTTCCTTTTAAATATTCTTTTCCTAACTCGCTTTTAGATAAATTATTGTGACAATGCCCGAATAACATCCAAGCATTCTTGGATATATTATTATACGAGAAAATAGGATAATGACTTAGGACGATAAACTTATTATCAACGGTGATTTCAAAATAATTTGGAATTAAATGAACTATTTTATCTTGATGGTCACTTGGGCGAAAAGATAATCTATAAAAATCATCAATTCCATTCATATTTAATACTTCATAGAATTTTTGAGCATAGCCAGATGGATGATTACCCGGCATGATATAAATAGCTTTATAATTAAGAGAGAAAAGAAGTTCGTTAAAAACATTCAAAGCTTCTGTTCCAGCGCCGACAACAGTATCTCCCAATAAAAAAACGATATCATTACAAGTAACCTTAGAATTCCAATTTTTAATTAGGGTCTCTCTAGCCTCTTTAGCGTCCCTAAATCCTCTTGGACCCAAGATAAAGTCTCTTTCATGGCAAGCATGAAAATCGCTAAAAAAGAAAACGTTACTATCTTTAGTTGTATTAAATTTTAAGGCTTTCATTTTTTTTGTAATTGTTGAGAGAGAATTACCAAAGTGGCACTGCAAAGTTGCATTATTTTTATTTTGCTTTCAACTTGATTTTCATCATTAATTAAATCAATGATTTCTTTTAATAAATTCTCTAATGGAACACCCGTATTTCTAATAACAGTAACAGCTCTATCATCATAAAGCAAACGCATTCCGGGGTCTTTTTTATTAGTTATTTCTAAATTTCCTAAGTTATTGTCATTTAAGAATTTTCTAATAATTCCCCATTCTTTTTTAGGGCGAGCTGTTAGAATCTTAATTTTATATTCATTTTGATAATTTTTTAAAAGATTAACTAAATCGGTTGGTTTACCTTCTAATTTTTTATCGTTATGATTATGAATTGATAAAGTTCCATCAAAATCAAACCCAATCCAATAGATATCGTCTTTCATTTGTTGCATTTATTAGCGTTAAGATGGAGTCCGGTTCCGCTAGTAATCCATTTAGTACGCGGGTCGAGTTGAACTGTTCCAAACTCTTTTCCCCATTCTTTAGGCAAAAGCTTAACAGCGAACGTGTTAGAACCAATTGGGATACCTTGAAAGTATCTTACGCTTCCATTAATAACTCTAGAATAATTATCCAAAAGCATTTCTTGCCAGTCTTCTGAATTTATTCTTGCTGTATCAGACGGAACAGATAAAACATTTACCCTATCTTGACCATTAGGTGTCATAAAAAATATATTACTGATTACCCAGTATAATGTCAAGTCTATCTTAAATCTTCTCTCAACAGCTTCCAATATTTATAATCGATATCTTTAATACCATCATGGATATCTTCTAAATCAGCTATTACAGCATCAAATGAATCGTAAATAAACTCAATAGGAATACTTGCAAGCATCCATAGCGGGCACTTCTTGACTCCACCTTTAACGACTAAGAATACCGGCTTTCTCATTCTTAATGATGTATAAATCTCATCCGCGCTTCCCCATGAAGCTACTTTAGGGTCAATATAAGCGATAATGAAGTCAGATAAATCTACGCATCTTAAATCATAAGCCCTAATCAACTTCATGTGATTTTTAACAGTATCATAATCTCCTTCTGCTAGTTTGTTATGAAGAAAAGCTTTAGTGAATTCATCCTCTGGAACAGAATTTACGAACGGTTTTTTAAAAGGATTAAAGACTTTAATAGATAATTTGTCCAATTGCTCCGTTACTCTATCGCGCCATTCTCTAGCGTTTTCGTCATATTCCATTGCGCCCACGAGATAAACCTTAGTATTTTTTAAAATTTGACTCATAAAGTTCTTTATTTTCTAATTTATTTCCAACTACTACTCCAGCGTTTTCAATCCAACTAATATCTATGTCCTTATCTCCATAGGTGAAAGACATAACAAATGAAGTAATATTATAGCGAATAATATAAAGAGAGCCAGAACATTCTAAAATATCCCCTTCATATATCTCTATTCCATTTCTATCGTTTTTCCCCGTATGCTGTTCATAAATATAATCTTTTGAATCAAAATTATGAACTGGAAGGGAATTATAAGATATGTATCGACCAAGATTAATATCCCAAATACGAAATTTAATTTTCCTCATTTAATTTCTTCTCTTTTTACGCAAACAACACCGGGTTTAGATACAGCTACGCCAGCCGCTTTATTGGCAAATACGCAAGCTTCAGTAATACTACCAGATTCCATATATTTAATAGCAAATGCAGCTAAAAATGTATCACCAGCTCCAACAACATCTCTAACTTTAACTGGTTCTTGAGAGAAAGTTTTTATTTCCCTCCAAGGAGCTTGAAGAGAACATCCATCAGCGCCTAAAGTTACTATTAAATTTTTGCACCATAAGTCTATAGGGCAATCAGTTTCTTGTAAATTTTTATCGTATTCACTTTTATTTATTTTAACAAAGTCAATTTTACTACTCCATTCTCCTAAGATTTTCTTTGTATCCAAAAATACAGGAATACTTTCCTGACGAGCATAAATAGAAATATCAGAGATATCGCTACGTGTAAGAAATCCTTTATTGTAATCAGATATAACGATACAATCGATTCCATATTTTTTAATAGTTTTCCGAAATTCTTCTAAATTAAAATGAGAAGTAACTTTTTCTGTATCGACTCTTAAAATAATATAATTAGATGTTTCATCAACCAATCTGTCTTTAGTAATATCCGCGTAATCATTTGTAATACTATAAACAGCATCGCCGCTATTTTTCAAAGACTCTAAATTAGATATTACATTCCCAGCCATTCCTATATTTACTTCTCTCCTGCGATTTGGTACAAAAATTGGAGTTGGAGCTTCTGGGTTAATACGTGTGATTTTCCCATATTGAAAAGAGTCCGTACAAACGTCTCCGATTACTAAAATATTCATAAATCAATATCCTCCATTTTTTGGTAAAATTCAAGACATTCCTCATTGACCATGATTCTACTTACATTAAAAGGTTTGACGCTTAGAGATTCTAGGTCTCTAACCCTCGAAAGAGCAACATAGACCTGACCAGCCGTGAAAGCCTCGCTAACGTCAACTTCTGCGCGATTAATCGTTGAGCCCTGACTCTTATGCACCGTTGTCGCCCAAGCAAGGCAAAGCGGGATTTGTTCTCTCTTAGCAATAGACTTTGACCTAATCTTGCCATCAATACCCAATTCATCTTCTTTTATTTCCCATTTAGATTTAGTAATTGAATGCCTTTGCCCATTAGCAAATAAAACATCGACGTATCCTGTTCCTACTGTGCCACTTCCGACGCGCTCAACAACTCCAATAGAACCATTTACCAATCCAAGGTCAACGTCTACATTAGTCAAGAGCATTACTTGAGCACCAATTTTTAGTTTTAGATTTGTAGGAGCCTTGCAGTTCTTGTCAAGAAATTTAATATGATGTTCAGAACCGGAGTCATACGCGAAAAACGTATACTCTTGGCCTTGAATCTTATCGAGCTCTAACTGATTGATTCTAGTTACGTCAATATTCTTACAAAAGATTCTAACTGGTTTGATACCATCATCTTTAAACTTGAAGTTAATTCTATCTTTCAAAAGATGAATCATACTAGCATCGCCGACGCGAATAAGATTAAGCATTTTAGCAAAATCTGAATTAGAGTTTTGGCGCTTGATTTCCTTTAGGGAGATTGTCTTAATTTCTGCTCTTTTCCAAGCCTTAGCTTTAAAAGCGAATCCAAGTTCCTGTTCATTTACCGAAGACTTAAATACGGGAGGAAGCTGAAGAAAATCGCCAACGAAAATCATTTGAAGACCGCCAAATGGTTTCTCGCTCTTTCTGATAAGCTTAAAAATAGAATCTAACTTCTCAATCAAGGATGCGCTTGCCATAGAGATTTCATCAACAAATAGAATCCTAGCTTTCTTAATTCTTGTAGTCGCTTTCTTATTATAGCGGACAATCTTTAAAAGCTCATCAAGTTCTTCTTTAGCTAAGCCAATTCCAGCCCATGAATGAAGGGTGCTACCGCCGATATTAAGAGCGGCAACACCCGTCAAAGCTGTTTTGCTAATAGAAATACCCTCATCTTCAAGAAAGTTAAATAACGCCTTCAAGCAGAAAGACTTACCAGAACCGGCTGGACCAGTTAATAGAATATTCCTTTCCTCGAAAACCGCTGTAATAAACTTCTTCTGGCAATCCGTAAACTTACTATATACAGGTTGTTTAACGAACTCTTCAAAAAGGGATTTCATCATAATAATAATTAATAAACTTTTTTACAAAAGCGTCTGTAAATTCCTTACCGTCATAAATTTGAAAACACAAAGATACTTCTAAATTAGAGTATTTGTTTTTAATCGCTTTAGCGACTTCAGCTCTACTAATAGTTTTATTAGCCTTAAGAGAATCTATGAGAACTTTAATATCCCATAATTGTTCTAAAAAGAATACGTAAATTTCACAAATCTCTTCAACTAGTCCACTAGCAGATGTAGCACACTCAAAATCGTGATTTTTCTCAATATAGTCGAAAACGACCTTTGGGTCAACAGGTTTACCTAACGTAATAAAAAGGTCAAGTAAGCTTTCAAAATTGAGATTAGACTTAAATCTATGCTTAACAAGATAGTCTTCACTTTTACTCTTAAACATTTCTTGGCCGCGATAAAGCACTACTCCTTCTTTATTCTTCCAAATTCTAACATCTGAAATCAATAAGTCTAAATTTTTATCGTTAATCGGATATTGTTTTGGAGTTTCAATTTTATAGTATTCTCCAATCTCCTTAATGAAATTTGGATGAGCAATATTAAGAGAATCATGATAAATCATTCCTATTAAGAACAATTTTGGCTTCTCGCCGTAATCTAAAACAATTTTCTGAGAACGAGAGCACCATTCAAATAACAAAGAATAAGGCCAAACTGGGGAAGGATGAATTATGTTTTCATACTCTTTTTTAAAGACATCAATTTCATCTTTGTTAGAGCATCTTTCTACATCAGTTGAGCCGCGAGTTCTAAAAATAAGTTGGCCTTTATGCTTTGAAACAATTAAAAGGCTTCCATCTAATTTCTCTAGAACGCTCCATCCATCTAGGCTCTTAGGAGGAGGAAAATGCTCTGGATTTTCACCTAGATTAACGAATTTAGGAAACCCAACGGAAATAGGTAGATAATCGCTATTTCGATAAATCAAGCTTCGAAGATACTTGGTCTTTTGAGTCCACTTGGGGAAACCAACTGGGCAAACTAAAGTGCAAGCGTCCCCGCCAAATTCGCAAGGGACAAAGCGAAAATCTTCTTTATTGCAAAGCTCTAAAGCTTCTTTAATTCTAGTCTGAGCTAGTGAGGTCATAATTTCTAATAATTTCTTCTACAATTTTATCTCTATCACATGCATAAAGTCCAGCGGAATTAATTGGATTCAATTCTACTATTTTATACTCTCCGCTTTCCATTAAGCAGATATCAACTACGAACATCATAGGAAATTTACCTATTTTGTCAATAGCGTATTTAGCTAATTTCTCAACAGCAGGAGGATAACCTTTAACTAGAGCCCGAAGACCTTGGTATAGATACAAAGACCCAGTAACGACTTTTTCGCTAGAGCAAATAAGTCTCCATTCAGCCCTAATTTTTTTAGGACTTGAAACAACGCAAATAGTATCTTTAAATACGTCAATACTTTCGAATTCTCTATCAATATCTTCTATATCAAATAATCCACCATTAAATAATTTATATGTAGAATCAGGTCTAACGAATATTTTGGCTTCTTCTGCATATATTCTGTAAAAATCCCATTTATTTTTTAGTAAATCTTCGATTGGGGTTACAGAGAAATGGTCTGAGTTAATATGATTTTCTTTAAACAACTCTAAACTTTTTGTATATCTAAAGCAGTTATGATAATAGCATTCAGAGGATTTATAATGAAGGTCTAAAGTTCCATATCTAACATTACAATAAAAATCAGATAGAAATGGAATGCGACCAAACGCGAAACATCTATCGTATTCAAGACCGTAAGATACGTTTTTACCATCTTTAGCTAAGACGAGATTAGATAGTTTACTTATTGATTTTTTAAGTTCACTATCGGCTGTAGAGTCTTTATCGTCTTCAACTACAAAGACTAATTTACTCATATTTATTCAGTAGATAAAATATCGTAAATATCAACTTCTTCCTGCTTATCCCTATCTAGCCTACTAACTAGAAATGTATCTTTATCTTTAACACCGACGATAATACCCTTCCAAGTAAAATCGCCATTTTTAACTTCTGCATTTTTCCCAATGAGGGAACGATTATAATCTAATTTTGTCATTTTTATAATTTGTAATATTTTTTAATTACTCTTGAGTCTTCAAGTATATTTTCATCTGAAAAGAATTTACGGTACTGTTTAAAGCCTCTAAAGTTTCCAAAGAAACTATCAGAGTTTAAGCTTTGGGCTACATGTTCTGTTGGGCTCATGTGCCTAGGAACAGCGCCAAATAAACGGTCACAAAGTTTAATATCGGCTTCATAGTCGTCTTTGCCTTCAAAATTATAATAAGATACACGAGCACATCTAGCAATAGCTATCTTTTTCTTGGCTTCGCGTTTTGCATAAAATGTTGGAGCGTAATCACCATAAAATAATCCACTATCTAATTTTTTAGCCTCTTCTTTTACGAAAGGCATGTTTTTTAATCTAGATTCGTCAAAGTTATCTCCAAAAGGAATGTGCCATTCTCCTTCTCTTAAAGATACTGGTTCTGATTTATTATACGCCTCAAGCATCTTATAAGCAAGTTCGCAAATATGAATCTCCGCATCTTCATGAGCACGCAAAGCGAAAAAGTTATTAAAATCAGTACCACTTAGAATAACGGTATGCCACATAAATGGCTCAAGTAAACGATTTCTCAACTGTTTAGTTACTGGATTCTTAAAATCAGTAGCCGCCTTTACCGCTGAGTCTCTTGCCGCAAGCCAGTCTTTCACGCATTCATCGTACTCAGAGCCTTTAAAATACTCTGTTCCCTGCATTCCTTTATGGTCTTTTTGGAATCTAATAGGAATAAATGGATTTGTCTTAACCATTTCCAACATTTTCTCAAAAGGAATAGCGCGTGAACTCGCAGAATTCTTTGATAGAACCCTGTGCGTATTGAGTTCGGCTAGGACAATCCTAGGAAAAGTAAGTACGAATGTAGTAAGCCTACAGTTCTTTGGATTAATACTATCCGCAATAATTTTAGCTGAAATCATAATATTTAAACTATTGTGGGTAAATATCGAATTTAATTGGGCTTACTTCTATTTCTGCATCGAACGAATCAATAAATCTATTCACAATACTTGAAGAATCTTTTTTACAATAATAAGTCCTTTCATTAATGTAAATCTCGTCAGATTTATAGACTTTAACGCTTTTCTTTTGAGTTCTTTTTAGAGCTAGGGCAATTGGGCAATTATCGCAAGAGGCTTTTCCACCCATACGAATCATTTTTCTAGCCTTTGAAATATCTTTTTTAGTTACATTTACTTTAATCATTTTTATTCCTTACTTTATTGTTACTCTTCTTCGCCGCTTCAAGTATAAGACTATCAGCATCTTCCTTTTTTGCAACATTAATTAGCGACGAAATATCCTTTGGAAAACATTTACCGCCAAAACCTCGGTTATCTTCAAATACTAAGGTGAAATCTGGAGTATTCCTTGGGTCAAGGAGCCATAGTTCTCTAACTTTAGAGTAATAAAGACCATACGCATTACAAATATCAAACATCTCATTGCAGAAAGCAACCTTTAAAGCAAAGAATGAATTATTCATTAGCTTCATCATTTCGGCGCTCTTGGCGTCGCATTCAATATACTTCTTTTCTGGACCACCAATAGATTGAAATAATTGAACAGCTTTATGAGTATCTAAAGGATTTCCGCCAAAAATAAAGAATTGACTTTCTTTAATATCCTTTAAAAACTTATGATTAGAAATATATTTATTCTCACCAGCAAATTCTGGACTAAAAACAATACTAAATTTATATTTATCGCTAGTTCCATCAGTAAATCCAACTGGAACAGTAGATTTAATTATTACGATTCCTTTATATTTAATTTTATACAAATCTTCTAAACAAGAAGTTACAATACTCGTATCACAACTTCCATCTGCGCTTTCTGGAGTTGGTACGCAAATGAATACAAAATCGCAATCTTTTAAAAGGTCGATATTATTTGTAAATACATTTTTAGTAGAATCGAAATAAAGATATGAATCTCCTCCATTAAATTTATTATCATAGATTATAGTATCTACGTTTGAAATAAAGAAGCTCTCTATAGATTTACCTACATAACCATATCCAATTATTCCTATTTTCATATTTAATTTTTATCAAAGTCGTGCCCAACTACAACAGCATAAGAACGTTCGTTAAGAAACTCATCTAATTGATAAATTCTTGTTCCGGGAACGCAGATAGAGTAATCTACTCCATTAAAAAATACTAAATACTTAGAATCTTCTTCGTCTACCTTAATCAAGTCACCTTCGTAAATCTCTTTTCCATCATGGTCTTTAAATCGAGTCCATGATTGGACAACAAAATCGCTGTAACCATCTTTTTCTTCAAGAAGTTCTCCTGCGTAGTATAAATATAATCTACCATCTGGAGCGATAAAAGGTAAATGGTTCTGAAGGAATTTTCCTAATTGCCTCGACCACACTCTATATTTAATATTGGTTACTGTTGGCATCTTATTTAAGATTATAATATCCAGAGTTGATTCTGTCAATCATTTTTTGATGAAGTTTCTGACCTTTTGATACCAAATTAGGATATAGATGATAAGTAGCCTCGCCCTCGTGGTAAATTGGAAATGTACCGACATTTAAATCTCCCACTTGATTATGACCATCTCCAACTTGAGTAAATTTAAATCCATAAGATTTAGCGCGAAGACATAGGTCAATATCCTCTCCCCATCCCGGAGAAAACTCCTCATCTAAAAACCCATATTCTTCTAAAAATCCTGTTTTAACCATCAAGCAAAAGCCTATTAAAAATTCATGACTAGCAAAAGAAGATAAACAAGGTCCAGTTATCACTGTTTGATTTCAAAAGCCTTTATCTTCAAAACCGCTAAAAAGAACTTCTAGCCAATTATTTATAGTCTGCTCTAAAAGA